TTTGCATTTTGCTTTACGGCTTCCTCAAGATTTTGTACTTGAAGTAACGCTTGTTCTAAAATAGATTTTTCGCTCATTTGTGCTGTTTTATTTTAATATAAATACTTAGTTTTTGATAAAAATTTAGTTTTTAATATTCCGAGCCCTATAAAATTGATTATTTGGATAAAAATTTATCTAATCCACCCATCAATTTTTTCATTCTGTCGTCCAATGTTGGCTTTTCTTCTATACCTTCTTGGTATTGGTCTCTCTCAGATGGGTCTGTAAAAATGTAAGCTCCGGGTGTAGATGGAGATGATACTAAGTCAAAACAAACTAATTCAAAATCGTCTTGTACGATATTTTGACCTCTAACACTTTTCAATGAACCGACACCTCTAGATGATATACCTAAAGTTGCGCCATTCATTAATAACATTGCTGCTTGATCTCCTTTAGTAGATACAATACCCATTTTCCTCCAACCTGGTGAAGTGAATAGTTTGATTTTACCCATAAGGATTTTACCGTCCCACCAAGTTTCAAGAATTGAATGTGAGACTCTATCTAAATCGATAAGTGAAGACGAAGGGTGGTTTAATTCGTTTAACGCACTTCCCTTCTTAATAAGTGATTGGTATTTTTCGTTTTCTTTTTTAAGTAACGTTTCAGGATATATCCTTCCGTTCTTATTTGGAGTATCGTATTTTTGTAAAACGGCATAAAGGATAAGGTCTTGTGAAAAGTCCATATCCTTTGCCTCTTTTAATACTTGTTTGTTTTCATCGGGAGAAACATGTCCTGCGTCATATTCTATCAGTATACCTTTCCCCGTTTCGTTTGGACCTAATATTTTCATTTATAGATTAATATTTCTATAAATACATTAGAATCCGTATTATTTTTTGGTTTTGTAAAAATTGAATAGTTTTTTCTCTTGTAAACCCAAGTCAACTATATCTTCAATAAGTCTTTTTACCGTATTTTTTAATTCTTTTGATTTCACATCGAATTGATTATCAACATACAATGTGACTTCTAAATTCATGAATGACCTTTTTTCTAATTTAATTCCTTTAGTTCTTATATCTAAATCTACTATTGACTGTTGTTTAAAATAAGGTGCTTTTAAATTATATACTATTTCCTTTATTTTTCTTCTTGACCTACATATCACGTGGTCAAAATCATCCGTTTCATTTTCTGGTTGCAACCAAGAGTTCAATTTTAAGTAGATTGTTTTTAAATTTTTAAAATCTACCGTTCCGTAACCGATTTTAACATCGTTATATTCCCCTAAAGGAATATATTTTCCTGTTTTCATTAATTTTTCATATTATCTTTATTTTATGGTGTTAATAAAAAATAACTAAAATTAATCACAAAACCAAAATTTTTTCATATATTTATGATATACTTATATTTTATGATAATAATTAACGTCTCAAAAGAAAAAAACATAGAAAGTGCTCTAAGAACTTATAAACAAAAAGTTCAAAAGACTAAGCAAATTCAAAAATTAAGGGAGAGACAAGAGTTTGTTAAACCCTCGGTTAAAAGAAGAAAAGAAGTTTTAAAAGCTGTCTATGTTCAACAAATAAAAAATGGTCTTAATTAAGACCATTTTTTAATTCAGTTAATCTGTAATAATTAATTTTGGAGGTATCCATCGATTGAACCTCGTTTTTAACTGAGTTCAATTTAGTGTTAAATTCCACATCTTTTGACTCTGTCAATATTGTTTCCACTTGATTTAAAATAGATTCTTTTAATTCCGTTGTCTTATTAATTAAATCGTCAGATGACATGGATAAGATAGTTTTTAATTCTTCTTTTTGTGATTCGTTTAAAGTATTTGAGTAAAGTACGTTAAAATTGTTTGCTAAAACTGTATGTAGAAGATTTTCATTTGCAGAATATGTTGATTTTTCAGATTCTTTGATTTCTTTTTTTGTTGTTAAATGTTCTACTAATTTCTTTTTTGCAATTACTTTTCTATCAATGTTGTTTAATGTTTCGTTTTCTAATAAAGTATCCAATGTTGCATACAACTCATTTTCATTGATTTCAACGTCTCCTAATTTTTCATTAAGAGAATCACAGATTGATTTTAAATTACTCGATTTTGATTTTAATATGGAATTTAATTCTTCCACATACAATTTAGCAACTTCCTTATCTTCAAAATATTTGTTTTCAATTTCTTCATAAAACAAATACATTTCCTTAAAATCTTTATTTTCTTTAATAGTACTAAGAATTGACTTCATTTCAGTTTTATTTTGAGATGAATATGATTCTGTAAGTTTCTTTAAAATTTTGGTCTTAATTACCCCTATTTTGTTCATTTTTAATCGTTTAAAATGTCTTTTATTTTATTTTCTATTTCATAAATATTCTGTTGTGCCTTCTTCATGTCAAATAAGTGTTCAAAACTTAAATCTTCTTCACCTAACATACCTAATATTTTTGATTTTCTTGATTCTGATAACGGAGCGTCTCCACCTTCGGAACCACCTCCTCCTGATGGTGGTGGCGGTGCTCCTCCCATATCCATTCCTCCACCTTCACCTGAACCAGCCTCCATAGCTTTTTCTCTTTCTTCTTCTGGAATACCATATTTCGCATCAACATCATCAAATATTCCCGAACGTTTAATAATATTCTGAGTATTAGTTAATTCAAATCCCATTGCACGTTCTAAACGTTGTTGTTGTAAATCTAATATAACTTCAGAATCACTAAACCCTAAAATGTTTTTCTTAGCCCAAGTATGAGAAACTGGTAGAATACCAACCTGAGATTGGTCAGATGTTGCGTCTTTATATAGTGTAACCTTTTCTTTCCAAGTTTCAATACGTAATAAATCAGATTGAGCAGAAGGATTAGTTAACGATAGTTCAAAATTACTTAATTCATCTTCTAAACCTAATAGGTATAAGTGAACTAAAGCAATTTTATTTAATTCTTGAATTAATGATTTTTGAATTCTATTGATAGTTCTTGCAAAACGAATATCCATTAATGCAAGTGTCTTACCCTCTCCAACCACTTCTTCAAAACCTAAGAATGCTTTTGGTATACGTAACGCGGCAAGTAATTTCTTTTGGATATATTCAATATCGGCAATTTCGCCCAAGTTTTGTGCACCGGGTAAAGTTTCGATTGGATTAGTTTGTGATGGGTCACGAACTGGGATGAAATAATCTTGGTCTACTGCCATTTGATTATATCTCATATCTACTTGACCATTTCTACTATCAACAACTTGGTCTCTTTTGAATTTATTTGCAACACGTTGTACATATGGTTCAATGTCCTTATCGTCCATATTACCAACAAATACTTTGAATACACGTCTTTCAGGTGCTCTTGATGTTCTGTAAATTAACATAGCATCTTCAGCAAGAAGTAATTGTTTCCAAATTCTTCTAATCTTATCTAACATAGAAGTACCATATGGGAGTTTTCTATCGTCACCTAACAATCTAAAGTGTGCAATTTCCCATGATTGGAATTCCATATCTTTATTTTTCCAAGTGAAACGTAATTCTCTAGTCGGTACCTTTAAATCAATATTGTGAGTTGGTGTTTTACTTGATGCACCCTCAATCCTTTCTATTTCAATATTCGGTAGTTGTTGACAACCAATAATACCTTTTTCAGGGTCTACTTTTAAATAAACAAAGTTATCACCGTACTTACATAATCCACGAGTCCACATTTGTAGATTCGTATTTATATCTAATTTTTCTTTAAATAAATCTTCTAAGATTGATTTGATTCTATCTGACTCAGAATAAATCGTTAATAATTCACCCTTTTCTGAGAGGGTTGTAGATTCTTCAGCATAGATGTCTAATGCTGCTGATATTTCAGGAGTAAATTCCATCGACTCATAATCGTAATAAGCCGCTAAACGATTTGGTTCGTAATAAACGGATTGATTATATAAAGATTGGTCTAATTTTGCGAATTTGTCTGCAATGTACGAACTTTGTTGAGCCTGTAACATCGCTTTTTCAAACTCTTCCCTATTGTCCGTCTTTAAAAGTTCGTCTTTACTAAAATTAAAAGATGGTGCATCTTCAGGTCTTGTTTGACCTGGAAATCCAAACATTCTTGTTAATTTCTGAAATACTGTTAAATTTTGGTCTGCCATTGTATATAAATAGTTTTCTTTACAATATAAACTTTTTTATTTAAAAATAGTAGTTTATTTTCTTTTACCGAATAACCAAGAATATTCGGCATAAGCCTCTCTTGGGGCGTTAGACATATTATTCTGTCTATACGAAGGGTTATCCATACCCATTGAACCTATTTGGTCAAAAGTACTACCATATGAATAAAACGATTTGTTTGGTTCGTATGTTCTTTCAGATAACATCCACGAATCTAACATTGCTTTATTTTTAGATTCATTTCTCTCTAATTGATTGAAACATATGTCACCAGCGTACAAAGCCATCGACATACTCATAATAGCGTCATCGTGAGCTCCCTTCATATGGTCAGGTCTACCATTGATATAAACAAATGTATTAAGTTCATTTAATAACCTATTTGACCTAATTGCAAATCCTTTTCTAACCTGTTCCTCAAATGCTGCAACAATTTGAGTTCTTTTGTTATTGAAATTTAATCCTGGTATTTTCTCCATTGATTTCTTATTGTATTCCCAAATATTCTGAGTGTTAATACCGTCAATGTATAAATTCTTATAATTCATTTCTTGTAACTTTCTTGAAGTTGCAATACCCATACCACCCGTTATATCAATCACTATAAAAGCGTTTCCATAAAGAACTCCCCATTTATATGCAACCGATGCTAAATCATCGGGAGGTATTTTACCAATATATTCTAAAACTTGTTCCCTATCGTCAAAATCAACAATATTAATTGATGAGAAATCCTCACTATCACCCCTACTAACATCAACACCCATAATATAACGATGACCAACTTGTGGTTCTTTCCATTGCCACAACGTTGCTTGCATATATTTTTCAATAGGTTGTCTAATCATGTTTTTAGCAATATTCTCTTGAATATCGCCAGGTATGACACCATCCCCTGACCCTAAGAAGTCACATTCCAATTCCTGAGCAATCTTACGTCTATCGTATTTAAATTTCTTAGACATAGATTCAAACCAAGATGAGAATGGTTTATAACCTTGTTCGTGATACTCCTCATATTTTTCAATATCAAAGTCATACAATACGACTTCATCGTCGTTGTATTGTTCTCTGTTTAACATGTAATGACAAATGTCCTGACATTTAACCCAACGTAAGTCTTTGGTATAACGAGGGTCTTTAAACCATCTTAAATCAGTAATATGAAAATCATTTACCCCTCGAACTGCTTGGTCATAAACACCGTAATAGATAGGGTCATAACCATTTGGGGTTGAGATAAGAATAATTTTACCTCCCGTAGATAGGGACGCCATAGATGCCGCCCAAAAGTCTTCTCCAGCTTCGATATATGCGGCCTCATCAAATACAAGTATCGTAGGTGTGTAACCACGTAATGCATCTGCGGATGTTGCAACGGCCTTAACCTCACAACCATTATTTAATCTAAATCTACTTTCTGAGTTTTTATCAGGTGAAAATCCTACGTTAATCCATTCGGGCCATTGTTCTAAAAAGTGACGAACTTTATTCGCCATCTCAACCGCAGTATCACGTTTGTTAGCAATAAGTAGAACTCTTTCAGGTTCATCGGGTTTTGCGGTTTGTAATTTCTTTGAAATCCAAGCTGCTGTTACAGTCGTAACCCCCGCCTGTCTATATTTTCTTGTAATGTTCTCATTATATTTTTCGTAATCCTCAATCAATTGAATTTGGTCAGGGAATAATTGTAATGGGACATACTTTTTTTGCGTGTTATCATAAGTCTGCAAATACGTTTTCAAAGCGTATGGTGCGTCCTTCATGATTTTAGCATATTCTTTTAATTGTTCTATTTTTGAATTCATATACTATATAAATAGAAAAAGGTGGATTAACCACCTTTCTTATTAATCTTCATCATCGTCATCCTCAGGTCTTCGTATTCCTAAACTACCTAAGAAATCGTCGAAAGCTTCATCCTCTGTATTATCCTCAACCGAATCTAAATCATCATTAAAAATATTAATAGCCTCTTGATAATCTTGGTCATTTAACATTAAAACTATACCATCAACAATTTCTTGAATTAATCGTTTTCCTGATTCAGAACCTGACATCACTTCTTTCATTAAGATTAAGAATTTTTTTGCAGGTAGTTTAAAAATCTCAACCAATAAGTAATTTTGTAATTCGGCTTTATCTTCATCAGTTAACACATCTTCAGGATATTGTGATCTAATTCTATCCCAAATTGCTGGACCTAATCTCAAATCCCACATTTCTTTTTCCAATGTATCCTCATGTTGCATAACTTGTTGGAACATTTCTTTGTCTTCAGGTTCACCTTGATGTGAGAATAATTCCATCATCCCCTTTATCAATTCGTGAACTAAGATAGGAAAGTTAATTGCTCTCGCTTTAATTGTCGGTGGTTCGGTGTCTCTTTCAACCTCTTCTTTACCACCAACTGAACCTCCTCCAGCTCCACCACCCATCATCATTTGCATCGTTTGGTCACTTAATTGCCAATACAAAGTGTCGTTAATTGACATTAAAACACCATATTGGTTGATTAAACTTTCTGAACCCGTAATTTCTTGTATTTTTTCTGAAACGTAATGATACATGTAATGACCTCTTTTAGACGCCCCTTGTATCATACTGTTAATTAATCTTCTTTTTGCTCTTTCTAAATCCAAACTTTCTAAGTCTT